TAGGCCAGTGGAAGAATATTATGATAGAGAGTGATGACTTATATGATTTAAGTGCAGATGTTACAGTTAGTTCTTTATACGATTTAACAGATAAGAATGGACACAAATCTTTATACGTTTCTGTTGTCCTTCAAGCCCTGTTAGATCTTACTAAGCCGTTAAGTAAGAGCGAAGATAGCTCAGTTCAAGTATATAGAGATCAAGCACAGTCATGGATCTTTAAAGAAGTTGGTGTTACTTGTGAAGACTTTGAAGAAGTATGTTTCTATGCAGGATTAGAACCTAGATTGATAAGAAAGTTTGCTTATAATGTAATTAACTCAGAGGATATAAGTGATGTCAGAAGAAATTTCCAAGCCTTACTCTAAAGCTTTACATAATCAAGTAGGTGGTAGCCACTACACAGATTGTGGTATACAGCCAGTAGAATATATCCATGCGAATAAGCTTGACTACTGTGAAGGTAATGTGATAAAATATATAACTCGACATAGAACTAAAGGTCAAGGTAAAAAAGATATAGAAAAAGTTATACACTATGCACAACTAATCTTAGAATTAGATTATAATAATTAAAGGAATATTGTAAATGGAAAATGAAGCACACTACGGTATGACACTCCCCATATCCGAAGAGATAGATTCAGTTAAGTATAGACAAACAGGTGAAGACTTCTATAGTAAAGTTGTACGTATAGCTGAGTCACTTAAAGATACACCTGACCACTTTGAAAACTTCAAGGATGCACTTAGGCATATGAGGTTCCTCCCTGCTGGTAGGGTACAGAATGCTATGGGTGCAGCTAGACAAACAACTGCATATAATTGTTTTGTCAGTGGTACTATCGAAGATAGCATGGACTCTATCATGGGCAGAGCTACTGATGCGGCTGAGACAATGCGTAGAGGTGGTGGCATAGGCTATGACTTCAGTAGGCTACGTCCTAGAGGTGATCGTATCAAGTCCTTAGACTCTAGAGCATCAGGTGCAGTAAGCTTCATGCAAATCTATGATGCAGTATGTCAGACTATAGCCTCTAGTGGACACCGTAGAGGAGCACAGATGGGTGTACTTAGGATAGATCATCCAGACATAGAACAGTTTATCACAGCTAAGAACGATGGTACTTCTCTTACTGGTTTTAATATCTCAGTTGGCGTGACCGATGAGTTCATGCGATGCCTTAAAGATAAGAAGCCTTTCCCTCTACAGTTTGATGGCAAGGTACATGAGGAAGTAGATCCTGCTGCTCTATGGGATATGATCATGCGTAGCACATGGGATTGGGCAGAGCCGGGTGTGTTGTTCATTGATACTATCAACAAGATGAACAACCTCTACTACTGTGAGACTATCGAAGCGACTAACCCTTGTGGTGAGCAACCTCTGCCACCTTACGGTGCTTGTCTTCTTGGTAGCTTTAATCTTACTAAGTATGTTAAGGAAGCAGAGTTTGACTTTACATTATTTACTGATGACATACAGCACGTAGTCAGAGCTATGGATAATGTTATTGATAGAACTATCTACCCTCTTGCTGAACAAGAGAAGGAGGCTAAGAACAAACGTAGGATGGGGCTAGGAATTACTGGCCTAGCTAATGCAGGTGAGATGTGCGGTAAGCCTTATGCTTCTACAGAGTTCATGAAGTTTACTACTAAAGTTCTTAAGATACTTAGAGACTATTCTTATTCTGCAAGCTCCTCTTTAGCACAAGAGAAAGGTTCTTTCCCTATGTATAAACAAGATAAGTATATAGAGGGAGAGTTCTTTAAGACCTTATCACCTTGGGTACAAGATCAGATCAAGGAGCATGGTATACGTAACTCTCACCTAACTTCTATAGCACCTACAGGTACAATCAGTTTAACTGCTGACAACGTAAGCTCTGGTATCGAACCACCCTTCAGCCTCTTCTATGATAGAACTATACAAGAGTTTGATGGTCATCAGATACAGAGAGTAGAAGACTATGCTTATCAACACGGGGTGAATGGAAGAACTGCCAACGAAATTAGTGCAGACGAACATCTATCTGTACTATCCTTAGTATCTAAGTATATAGATAGTGCTGTGTCTAAGACCTGTAACGTAGGCAGTAATGTAAACTTTGATGAGTTCAAAGAGTTATACTTCAATGCTTGGAAGCAGGGCTGTAAAGGTATTACTACCTTCAGAGCAGACGGTAAACGATACGGTATCTTAAACGAAGTCAAGGAAGAACCACAAGCAGAGGCTTGTTTCATTGACCCTAACACAGGACAAAAATCTTGTGAGTAAAAAAAACCTTGACAATCTTTTAAATATGTAGTATAATAGTAAACAATTTATTTAGAAAAAGGAACATACTAATGAGTATTAGTAAAGAGAAGAAAGTGAATACAGTTTTTATAGGATATGATCCTAAAGAAAAGGTTGCAGCCCAAGTTCTAAAGTATTTAATTGAAGCTAACTCACCAAAGGATATTATAGTTAAGTTTCTACGTAAGGATATCTTAGAACATATGAATATGTTTAACAGACCTTATGAGATGGTTAACAATCAGATGATTGATTCAATAGATCAGAAGCCATTCTCTACTGAGTTCACCTTTACTCGCTTTCTAGTACCTGCTTTGATGCAGTATGAAGGGTGGGCATTGTTTATGGATTGTGATATGTATCCCAGAACAGATGTCAATGAGATATTTGAAGAATACAACGATGAGTTCTATCCTTTATACTGTGTTAAACATGAATATGAACCAGACGATAAGTTCAAGATGGACGGTAGAGAGCAGACTAGATACAATAGAAAGAACTGGTCTAGCCTAATGCTGTGGAACTGTGGTCATGAATTAAACAAAAAGCTTACACCATTCATAGTTAATAATAAGACAGGTAATTACTTACATACATTTGGATGGTTACCTAATAAGAACAGTGCTATTGGTGGGATGACAGAGGATTGGAACTGGCTTGATGGTCACTCTGATCTTGATATAGATCCTAAGATGGTACACTTTACAACAGGTGGTCCTTGGTTTAAAGAATGGAAATGTAAGCGTGAGAAGGATGGCCTTATGGCAACAGAATGGAATGGTGATTATTCGCATTTAGTATTACATGGAAAAGTAGATGAATTATAAAATAGTAACAGCCTTCAATGAGACACACCTACAGCATAGTACGTTTCATTTATTAAACGAGTTCAAAGAAAACTGGGAGCCAAGCATAGAGTTTCATTGTTACTACTACGATGTTGACCTAGCTAACTACTCTCTTCCAAAAGCTAAGAACATATTCTACCACAACCTACTAGAGATGGAGGAGTTCACACAGTTTAGAAGTTCATTCCCTCAACACAATGGTACTGAGGGTGGAGCTATACCTTACAATGATATACTAGATGCACAAAAGTATATGCCTAAAGTAATGGCACTTACTGAATGTGCATTTAATAACGCAGATAGCTGGTTACTATGGCTTGATCCTCTTACTATGAATACTAAAGACATATCACAAAAGACTTTAAGTGGTTTGTTTCCTGATCATTCTAATAACATTGACCTAATAACTATTAAAGATAGTCATTACTTTACTGCCTTTAATTTATCCAGGACAACACCTGTTGAATTACTAGGTGATCTACGTGGTGCTTACACATCAGGAGAGTTTTTAAACTACAGGGAATGGCATGATGTCTTTGTATTCAACAGGTTAAGAACTATCTATACTGCTCATGGTATGCACGTACATGAGTTTACAGAAGAGAACTCTCCTATTGGTGAGTTGCTTGTAGATATGGCAGACAAGAAAAACTCTGCTCTTAGGGACAAAAAAGGTAAGCGTATCTTTGAGTTGTCAGAGACACAGACTACTGGTGATATACTGCCTAATAGGTACAAGCAACTTGCTGATCTCATACGTGCCTACAAGCCTAAGACAATACTAGAGACAGGTACTTGGAATGGTGGCAGAGCTATTGAGATGGCACTTGCTGCATTCAAGAACAACGATGCTGTACATTACATAGGCTTTGATTTGTTTGAGGACGCTACTGTTCATACAGATCATGAAGAGTTTAATGTTAAGCCTCACAATACAATGGAAGCAGTAGAGAAAAGGTTCACTGAGTTTGCTGAACATATGAAGGAGAAAGAAAAGAAAACTTTTACCTACGAATTAACCAAGGGTAATGTTAGAGTTACTCTAGATAAGTTTGTTAAGACTGAGGCACTGAATGAAGTAGACTTTGCATTGATGGGTAGTGGTAACAGTATAGAGACTACCAAGATAGAATACCAAGCATTTAAAAATATTCCTATAGTTGTTGTTGATCATTTCTTTACTAAAGAAAGTGATGAAGATGAAACTATGCCACCTGAAAAATATCACGGAGCTAAGAATGTATTTGATAGCGTCAAGACAAAGATGGTTGATACGAAAGAGGAGGATACGGAAGGCTGGACAATCTTTGAAGAGGAAGATAGTATACGCAAGTACATATTGCCGTCCCAAGATAAAGTGGCTGGGGGTGGGCATACTCATCTTGTTGTATTTCTTCATAACAGATTGCTTGATAACATTCCTAAAGACCTCAAAAGTGTGCCTATTATAGTACACCCTAGAGACTGTGTACCTAGAGATTATATTAATAACAACATCAAGAGTAACATGACCTTGATTGATCCTGCTAAATGGGTGACAAAGCATGACGCTCATAGGCAGACTGCTATCATGGTATCTGGTGGGCCTTATCTTGATTATGGCTTACTTAAAAAGTTTGTTAGTGATAATCCAGAAGCTAAGATGTTGGCAGTTAAACATGCTTACCCTCATCTGATGG